TGAATTATAATACAATATGAATTTAAGTTCTTTCAATTCTTAAAAAGTATGTGATTGTTAACAAAATTCATTGAATTTGCACCGTCATAAAGTGCCGCACGGATGCCGTGTGCATCCATGTGATTAATTACGGTTGGTTTTTTAGCCAGCTTATTGATTGCATTTATCAGTTCCTTGTCTTGTGCCTGTGCAAGTCCTGTAATTTCTGCCTGTTTTGCTTTTAGCGTTAAGTTTGTGATCAATTCGTTATTAACTGCCGCCTGAGCCTCCTCTATTTCCCTTAATCCTGCCTTTTCAAGGTCAATGCCTTTGATGTAATCGCCGTATTTTTCATTAATTAATCCTATTAAATCCGCTCTTTCTTTTGTGCCTGGATTGGTTTTTTTAAGTTGCTCAAATAGTGAGTTACTTTCACCGACAGCCCCTGACAAACTCTTTTTAAAATCCTCTGTCTTTTTTTGCGCTTCGCTCATTGAGCCTGTAAACTTAATTAAATAGGTTGCGGCCAGCGCAATTGCAGCCGCTATCAATCCCCATATATTTGATTTTTGGGCCGTGTTTAAGGCCATTGTTGCCGTCTTTGCCCTGTTTGCCACAATAGTATAGAGTTGTGTCGCCGCAGTCCATACTGACTGAGCCGCCGCCGCCGCCATTGTGCCAACTTTCCAAGCCACAACAACCGTTAAAAACCTTGCAATCTCTACAATTATTTTACCGATAACCGCCACATTATTATTTAACCAGCCAACAAGACTTTTAGCCCCGTCAATTAATCCGGTAAATGCACCTTTACCTCCTGTTCCCTCAACTAATTTTCTTTTAAATCCGTCAAACTCTTTGCCAAGCATGATAATTTTACCGCCCGTTGTTTCCAATCCCTCTTTTCCAAACCTCCCGAAACGCTCGTTAACAACATCAATAGCCTTGCCGGATTTTAATTCCTCCTCTGTCATGTTTTTGACTTCGCCAACGATACGGCCCAACCTCCCTTTGCTGCCCTCTAATGTCATTGACATAGTTTGCATAGCTGCCGACAAATCTACGCCAGTAACACGTGCCAGCCCCATCGCAGCCGTTATCATTTTATTAGTTTGCTCCTCTGTCCTGCCAAGCTGTAAACTCAAAATTTGAGCGTCTGCAATATCAGATTTTTTAAATAGAGAATTTTTTGCAAGTTCGGCGGCACTTGCTGACATTCTGTCAAATGCTTCCTGATTTCCGTTTAATGTGAAGAGCATCCTGGCGTTACGTTCTTCCCATTTTATTGACATCTCCATGCCGGATTTGAAAAAACCAATGATTTTATCAATAGCAAATGCCGCAACTATTGCCGCCCCGATCTGTTTAACTGCGTTCGTGATCCCCTCTGTATATCTGCCAACTAAATTATTAGAAATTCCGGCAGTTTTATTTATGTCTGCTATTTTATTATTAAGGTTTGCCGCTTCTTTTCCTGCCTCCCTTGCCTGTGTGCTATTTTTTCCATACTGGGCCGCTAAATTTCTATAATTATACGTAGCAAGTGCCGCTTGTGCCTTTAGCCGTGCAAATGCTTCTGTTTGTTCGTTTGTTGCCTGTGCCTGTAATTTTGCAACCCTTGTCTGTTCTTTTAATGCCTCCTGATGTTGAAAAGTTGCTTTTCCAGCATCTGTTTGTAAGTTTGCAAGTTTTTCAGTAGCTTTACCTAAGTCATCAATTTGTTTTGTCGCTTCGGGTATGCCTTTTGAATCCGTACCCTTGAAAGTTACGCCGCTTTTATTTATTTCGGCAATGGTTGCAATAATTCTATTTAACTGTTGTTCAGTAGCTTCTACCTGCTTTGTAATTGCGGCAATATCAATAATATCGTTTATTTTCTGCTCGTTTGCCATTATTTTTTATTCATTTCATTGTGAAGTTTGACCATCCCGGCCCACTCGTCCAGCATTGTTGACTTTAAAGATATGTGATAGCCGTTACTTTTACCTACAATAGCGACAGACTTCAGGAAATCAGATTCAGTTTGCTCCTTTTTTTTGTGCTTTTCTTTGCCGTTTTCGTCTAATCCGAACAGTTCTAATCGTTTTTTTTCCTGAACAAACAACTGAAAATCGAAGTCGTTGAGTTTTTTTGCGCATTTTTCAACGTCTTTTATGAAACTCTCATGATCTGTTTTTGAAAATTCGTAATTAAACCCGATTTTTTTAAGTACTTCGATATCAGGCTCGGAATATTCATAATAAAGAACAAATACAGCGGCACTACCGTAGTAAAGTATTTTTTGCAGCCTGATAATCTCGTTAAGGCACTTCATTATTTTAGCGTGCTCGATACTTCCCGTGAGCAGACAATATTCTTCGTAAATTATCTGCCAAGCATAATTAAGCTGTTCATCTGTGCAAGTTTCTCCCTCTGTGAGCACCTTATACTCCTGATGAAAAAAGCACCGTATGAAGTCATGTAATGAAGTCTGCGCACAGGTGGTTTTCATAATGCTATTTTGTTTTTAATGATGGCTATAAATTCAAGTTGAATGTCATTTTTTAGTGGCTCGGTCATGAAGATACCGAGGACATCATCTCCGTATCTTTCTAAAAGGTCTGGGCCGTTGTCACCCCTCTTCTGGGTGCTATCAAAAAGCAAGCTATCACCCGTATATTTGATGAAAATTCCACGAGAAAATCCACCAGTCAAAATCAAATCTACATTGCCACGCCCGGCACGTTGATTCATAGCATACTTTTCATCAGCGTACCCGGAATTTGAATATTTACCAATCTGCTCATTTTTCGATGTTTTACCCCGTTCCAACTGATCAATATTGGCATCCAATAAAAAAGACTCATTGGATTTTAGACACTCAACAGCTACCTGCTGCATGTCTATTCCCTTGAGCCTTTCTATGTAGGTTCCGAAGTCCATTATTCTTTTTTGTTTGTGGCCTTTTTATTTGTTGAAACTTTTTTCACCTCCGGTGCTTCAGGTGCTGAAACCTCCGTGCTTTCTTTTTCCTGTTCAGAAACCTTTTTTACTTTCAATTCATCTTCGATATGGCATTTGTCCCAAATGTCTGAGGCATATTTTTCGTATGCTTCATTATTTTGGCAATGCTGCAAAAAAGCTTCTTTAGATTCAAAAGACCGGACCCAACCCACCATAAATGATGGGCTGTTTCCGATTTTTATACATTTCTTTTCCATGGCTCAAAATTAAGGAGCAGGCATTGTTACGATCAATGGTGATGGTGCTTCATAAGCTGCTGCCGGAGCACCTCCGATACTTGCGGCTGCTAATGTTGCAGGCCCATCAAGATAAACGGCCATTTCTGCGGCTGTTGCTTGCGCTGCCGTGGTGATAAGGAATGATTTTGTGCTGGCATCTTTTGCGACTGTTGCGATAGTTACCGCCGTTGTATAGTCAGATGTGAGCTTGATACTCCAAAGGGCTGCGGCTTCAAGTTGCGTGGCGTATGTGTCGTACAAGTCAACTCCGCCGTCAGCAGTTTTCACTTTTACATAAATCTTTGTGTTGGCCGTGGCTGCTCCTGTTGACAATAACAATGAGTTAACTCCAGGCACTTCATTTTCAAAATCAAATTGATTGTCGCAGTCCATGTAGCCGATTTTAGCGAGGTCATTTAACTGCGAAGGATCATCCAGGTTTAAGTCAAGCTTATAGAGCGCTGGTTCTGTAGCGGTCGGGAGCTTGTAAGGCGTTACGGTGAGTTTTCCCGTTACCCCGGCTAAACCTCCGGCGACCTGTCCTTTTGTGCCTTGGAATTTGCAAAGCTCGTCAACCAATAAGAAGTCATAATCTTCATTGTTGAATTCTTTCAGGTTGGCGTGACGGGTTAAATCATCCAAAAATGTGAGCTTCATTCCGTACTTCCCGTCAGTGATTGTTCTTTTTTGTCCATATCCGGCGGTGTATTCTGTCGGCTCGGTGTCGGCGGGCTCAAAATTCGTGATCCCGTGAATAGGCCAAATCCTTAAATTACGGTCATCAACCTGTGAATGAGTTATCAACGCAGCCTTGAATGATGCCGGCGTTAGGCATTCTGCTGCTGTAAATTCAAAACCTTTCGGCACCATCAAAATTGATGTTATCCGTTTAAGGTCGAATTTCTTCGGGACAATCCCGGTGTTTCCAAGCCCATTTGCTGAGCTTGCTGGTATATTAATAGGCATATTTTTTTCTCCTTATTTTTTAATTTTTAATTTTAAATTTTTTATTTCAATGGCATCTATAATGTCTGGTGAAACAGCGTTGTCAAATTGTAACCGCCCCTTGGCATAGTCAAATTTCAGATTTAATTCATGCCGTAATGTCGGCTCGTAAGCCGTGGAAAACAATCTACTGTTAAATATTTCATCAATGAAAGCCTTATAAATCGGCTGTAAAATACCCACATAATTAGATTCATTCCTTTTTTCGGCCTTCGTGTTAAGGTCTGAAAGTGTGGCTATAATGAAATTACAAGTAACTTCTCCATATACATTTTGCAATGACTTTTCAATCGGGCAATCACCAACCAGGGCAATTAGCGGGTATTTTTTCAAAGAACTGGCGCTTGACTTGCTCATGCTTATCAGGCTCTCGATTATTTCCTTCCTTGGGCCGAAAGTGAAAAACAAACTTTTGCCATACGACAAAGAAGCCTCATCAACTATGTTCTGAAACATGGTGTAAATGTCGGGTTCTTTGGCAATATGTATGGGCGTGTTTATCATATTCCGAAATTGTTTATCCTATCTTGCGTTGAAAACACATAGTACTGGCCATCCCACTCAATGTAATTGCTCTCGTTCTGGATGAACCAAGTCTGAAAGTCAACTGCCCATTTTACCATCTGATTCCAAATCTGAACCGCTAAGTTATTATTGAACGAACTTTCAGCACCCGTCAATTTAATGTCTCCTGATTCTGTCCCTTGCACGTGGCTTTTGTCCCACATTTTAAACCATACATAGTTGGCTATTGGGCTGGTAAGATTTACAGAATCACGAAGTTTTGCGGCCAAATCAGTCCAGCGTGTTTCCGGTGTTGTTTCAGCCAGCCCAGCCAACAAGGCATTGTACAGTGTTTCACCGATCAATAAATCACATATTTCGGGTTCATAAGCCTTTACGTAAGACATCAATTCGGCATAATTGCCCTCATTGGTAACTATATTTGGGTCAACATTTGGGATGTTGACAAGCCCGGTGCCCCCGAAATATGTGTTATCTATCAACATATTAAAAATACCTTCTGAAAAGTTTAACTTCAAAGCTGGTTAATTTGCACCCGGTAGATGTCAAAGGTGGTGCAACATCCAAAAGTCGGACAAACTCAACCATATAATACCGGTAATAGTTGGCGATTGCTGTCTTTCCTGACGTTGTGGCGGCGCTATACAAATTATACGTTCCCAAATGGTAAGCGTTCTTAGTGGTGTCATATAAAATTGTACCTGTGTAACTCGGCTCTGTCAATAGCGAGCAAACCAACGGGGTGGATGTATTCACGACCGCACTCGTGGCCGTGGCTGAACTGATTATGCTCCATGCCTGATTGGCGAATACCTTACCGTATAAATGCACGGTAACCGTTGTATCTTTGCCCACTCTCTTATCGAGCAAGGCGTTGATGTACACCAATACAGGGTAGTCTTTGTTGACAAAGAAATAGTAACGAAGTGTGTCCATCTTTGCGTTCATGGTGTCACCGGCCAAACCTGTGTATTTCATGTAGGTTGCACCCTCTCCGAAGTTCGGCAGGGCTTTTGTTTTAGATTGCGAAAATGTCGCCGTTGTTATCAACAGCATACAGATTAAAATTGCAAATTTTTTCATTTATTTATCTCCTTTTTTTAGTTCGGCATCGCCGGATAAGATTAATTTAATAGCTATTGATTTATGGGTTTTCGGATATTCCTTTCCCGTAACCATGTATTTTGCCCTTTCTGTTCCTATAATGGTAACATAAGTTGGCAAGTTGGAAAAGTCAGCGGCATTAGATTTTAACTCTTCAGCTATTTCTTTGTCCTGACTTTTCGCTACTATTTTACTCTTTGGTCTTGCCATTTTTTTAATTATTGCGTTACTTTTGTTAATGCGGATTTCACGGTATCAATCGTCAAAGACACCCAACTTGCATTGCTGATTGTCGGCAGCTTTAACAGCGAGAAAACCTCGCCAATGATCGTATATTCGTTCTCGATCAGTTGATTCCCATACTGGCCGTTCCGGATAATGAAACTCGAATGCTGTTCGCTGATTGTCATAGATGAACCAATGATGATTGTGCCAACAGGTACGTTCTTGTTGACAATAGGAGTTAACCCATGGAAGGCAACGGCATCGGGGATATAGGTGATGTCTCCAAGCGAGTTCTGCGAAATCTTTGCTAACTCATAGTCACCCGGGCGAATGAACACCAGATCCGGTTCATAAAGGTTGTTTTCAATACACAATTTTCCAGCCTGAATAACCTGTGAAGTGCCAGGGCTTACAAATGTGCCATCTAATTCAGTAGCCTCGTAAGCGGAGCAATAAGCAACAACGTCGGCAAGTACACCGGCATTCCATGAACGGATGACCTGTTGCTCAAACATGGTGATAATCTGCAGTAACAACTGTTCTTCATCCATCTGGAGTTCTTCTGTGAACTCAATACGGCCAGCGTATTTTTTACGGTTGGCCGTCTTCCATACAAATGATTTGTCGGTCAGTTGTTTGGCTGCTCCTTCGGAAACTGCTGTACCTGTTGCATCAACTGATTCAGCGTTCTGTTCTTTCCATCTTTCAACGGCGGGAACTTTGGAGACCTGGCGGCCACCGATAGAATCAATGATGAAATTCTTAGGGTACTGAATTACCAGCACTTCGAGGTCGTCGAGAATGGAAGTTGTATTAATGGCACTTGCTCCTGTCAATACGGTTGCGGTTGTCATCAAGGCACTGGCACCTCTTTTGGCTTTAAATTCAATTGCCCAGTTTGCACCTGATTTTCTGGCTGCTGCAATTTCATCTTTCTTTTCGGTCAGCATCCTTTTTAGCTGATATTTTTCATCCGGTGAAATTGTACGCTGCGATTTTGCTTCAATGGCATCAATCTTGGCACCGATTCCACGGATAACTTCGCTGAAGGTCTTTCCCTCGTCGATAACTCCCACCCTGTCGGAGAGTTCTTTAAATTGCTGATTGCGTTGTATTGAATCGGCTGTTACGGCTGATTCTACACCATCTGCAATTGTTTCCAAAAAGCTTAAATCTTCATCAGATAAAGCTTTATTGGCAGCCGTAGCCTTGGCTCGGCAAATGTCCATAAACTTTTTTTTCATTTGAATTTTGATTTTAGTGAATTAATAATTGATTGCTTAATTTTAGGCTTTATCTGATCGGCAATCTGCCGCTTGACCTCTATTTGTGATTGTATGTCCTGTGGCACTGGCGCAAAACTTACACTTGTAGGCTCCCAATCGGTAGCCTGATACACTGGTAATTGACCCTGCTCACGTGTAACTGTATAGGTAAAGATGTCGCCTTCAATCGACACGGTCTTTATTATTCCGTTCATTACATCATTTCTGAGTGCTTCATCTGCCCGGCTCCCGAACTTGCATTTAACTTCTAATCCTCTTTCGGTGAACTCGTAACCAATAGTTATGCCTAACGTGTTGATTGCCGATTTGTCCCATGGGTGATTGTCGAAAAGATTTAATCCGCTTTCCAGCCTTTCCACTCTTGTATTTTCCGGGGTCGGAAGGAGTTTTTGTACAAAGTATTCGTTTTCCTCATATGAGTACATGACTTGCCCGTTAACTGATGGGCTGGCAACAGCTATAAAATCATAGTCATCTGATTCTGATTTTATTATTTTCGCACGGCAAACTTCGCCTATTTTATTTTTCTGTTCCATAATCATTTATTATTTCTGCTGCTATTTTGTCAATGGCTTTTTGTTGTTCCGGTGAAATCTCTTTCAATGTTTTCAAGTTGTTAATCTGCTTTGTCCGTAAATCTTCTTTTTCATTTTCATTTTCATTTAAGGACGACACTGTCGAGTAATCACACATGATTTTGTTGCCGGTCTTGTCAATGAAAAATGTCTTCGTTAAATCTTCGGCAACCATGTCAGATATAGACATTATAGCATTTTCCCAAACCGAACGCTCGGAGGTGTTCTTATTTGAAAACGTGCTCTGGTCTTTCCGTGGTACAAGCTCAGGAGGTATCTGAAACACCCCGGCAATCTTTATGCTGTCCTCTAATGTCTCCTCAAAAGGCATCAACGCCTGGATGTTAGCCAACGTATTAATGAACTCCATAGGAACGGATGAAATGCCCCAAAGGTTACGAGCTCCAGTAATTCCGTTCCGGTCGTTAATGTCCTTTATCATTTCTTTTCGTGTAAGACCGTCCGCAATGTCACCAAGTACGTTCCCTGCACCTGTTTTTCTTACTAAATATCCGGCTGCTCCGTTGTTTACATACACGTTGTACCGTGCTGAATAGGTTGCAAGTAGGTTATTTACCGACCTGTAACATTTGAATAAAGGACTTTTTGACAGCAATAAAGACCCTACACGACCGCTATATGTGGATGCAGTGGCTCGTCTCGTGCTGTCTATATTTGTGATAGACAGGTTATCAACTATTAATGACTTACCATTTATCCCGGCATCATAATATTTAGCCATGTAAATCAACTCATTAAGGCTGTTGACGTCGAGAATAGATATGTTGTCGTATTCCCTAAAGTCAACAAGAGCGGGCTCCAAGATGTCCAACCTCGTGATATTGTTTACCGTTGCCTTGCCGAGTGCTGACGGTACACCCAGGTACTTTATAACATTGCCATCAGCCAAATAGCTGAATACAAATTGATAGACTAATTCAGAAAAAGAATACAGCGGGTTTATGTCAGTTATAAACCTGTTTAGTTCTGTGGTTGTAAGTTCATTGCCTGTTTTATCAGCAATAAAGAATCTTAATTTTGATATACGATCAGCGATAAAGTCAATAGGGAAATAGATTTCCGCAACCGTGTTTGCTAGTGTGAATGCGTTTGATTCTGTCAACTTTTCAGGCAACTCTATTGTGCCGACCGTGGTGGCATCGTAAGCGCTGTCATTGCTGACAACATCAACATTAGGAATATGTGTTCTTTTTAGGAAGTCGAGTAATCCCACCGTTTAAGATTTTGAGCAAATTTACGGCAGGAAATCCATCTATACAAACTATCGTTGTGTAAGATTTTTATACTGTCTCAATATGACTTTTATATTTTCTTGACCTGTGCCAGTCTTCATCGAAACTATGTCGATTATGGCCGTCCATTTGTAGAGAGGAAAGAGTTTTTTCTGCTCGATAAAACAGGCAACCACCATTTTGTCCCGCTCTGGCTTATCTTTTTTTAGCACTCTGCTCATAATATTTTGTTAATGTTAACATTTTATTTACTGTTATTATCAAAAATCCCCGGCAAAACACTTTCGATTTGTGTTTTTTTATCTTTTACGGTCAGTTTCTAAAATCTGTTTGCAAGCAATACGCCAGGGCATCATGTGCATGGTCGTTACCCTTCTCGGGTTCGTTCAATGGGATCCCTCCAACATAACGCCACACCCTGTTCTCCTGCTCTTTTCTTAAATCAACATTGCGGACATAGAATAGATTGTGTTTGTTTATAAGCTCTATTCCCACCTTGACACTACCGGGAAATTTCCTTGTAGGGATAGCATTGATTCCGGCCCTCCTCATCTCCATTATGTAGCTTACTCCTTCATTTTTGGCGTTACTGTCGCTGCTGTCGCAAGTTATATGGCCGTCTTCTGGTACAAAGAGGTTAACGGCTTCGATTAGTTCCGCTGCCCGTGGTGTTGGCTTGTAATAAAGTAACTCCACAAACAAGTCGTTGCCTTTGTTTCCGGCCCTAACTATTGCCGTGGGTGAGTTAGTCCATCCGAAGTCGCAGCCATATCCTATCTTTTCGCAGTCAGTCGGGAAGTCGTTAACCCACGTTACGTTGGGGTGTACAAGGCCGGAGCGGGCGGCACGTTCGCCAAGGCCGTAAACCTTCCACATATACTCGTCTGCCGTTCCCTGTTCGATGTTCTGCGGTGTCGGTTCATAAGCAAGTATTTCATTGCGTGATATTTCAGGAATAAAAGGATTATCTCTAAATGTTGTACGTAAAAATTTTACATCAGTACGCTTTTCAAAGTCAAAAACATAATGGTCAGTTGTTTTCGGGTTCCAGTCACCAATCCAAAACCGTTCGCATCTTTGACGGGCCTGTCGCCATACTTCTTTTGGAATGTCAAGTAATTCATTACCCCAAAGAATATCGCACCGGCCAGTAAACTTATCTGGACTGTCAGCACCTAAAAAATTTATTTTACTTCCGCAGAAGTTCCATGTTGAAATGTCTTTAACATAGCTGAAAGGGTTTTTTATCTGTAGCTCTTCAAGCCTTTTGGCAAAGTCACCGTATAATGTAGTCTTAAAGGAGTTATATGTTTCCTTTACGATGTTAACCCTTACAGGTTCAAAGGTGCTTGTATAGATTATAAAATCAATTATAGAGAATGTCTTACGGCTCCCAGAGCTACCCTCAAGACAAACGCCTGATATATCTTTGTCATTCCAATTTTCGCAAAGGAATCTAAGGTTTTTCGGTATCTGCCTTGACATATAATTCTTTTAGCTCTTCGGGAAATAAATCGTTGACAGTCTTTTTAAGTTCGTTCGTTTCGATGTTTAAGCTCTCGGTTATCTTTCCGTAGTTAGTGTCGAGTATCTCCCTTATCGCCGCTACATCACCTTTACGTGCCTTGCTTATCAACGCAAGTATTACAGCATCCTCAACCGTTAATTGCTCTATCTCTCCTGTTATAGGGTTTTTTAACTTCTCGTTTAACTCCAGCCACTTACGTAAAATTGTAGAACGGTTTTTAACACCCTTTGGTCTGCCGTTCGGGTTTGCCGTTTCGCCTTTTTCAAGCAAATGTATTTCGCCACCTTTTCCGCCTTTTACCTTTCTCATTTCATTGTAAATTCGTTGTTTATATATTGCCTTACCCTCCTAATATTGCCCTCTGACACGCCCGTTAATGCTCTTTCTAACGTCCTAAGCATTAAGGGTATAATTTTACTTGTGTAATAATCTCTCGGCCTTACTGCGTGGTCTATCAACGTTATTTCCCGCTCACAAATATCCCCTCTATCAACACCAGCCCCCGCCCAAAACCATGTGCCGCCCCCTACCTTATCCCCGGCTTTATACTGCCTTTTTATTGCGTCTTTGCCCCTCATCCTTGGCAGAGGGGAGGGG